AATCAAATCTTACGTGATACAGAATATAATAAGAATACAAAGTTTGATGGGATTGTAGAACAGCAAATGTTTTATGGTTGTGTAACTCCTCAGAAGAACCCTATCTATTGACAGTAACCCTGTTTACTAAAAGTTTTGTTAGTTGAGTCAGTGGTGGTAATGTAGAGCTGTCGTTCTAGGAGTCACGTACCTAGCAATCAACAATTTAGTTTTATAACAAGAAAGAAAATAACAATAAATAAAGCTACTGCAACGGTAGCAAATAGATGTGCCTTACGGCATGTTGTGGAGAGGGGAGCAGTTATGTGTTCTCGGTGTTGAGACAGGTTAGCGTGGTCATCAATACAACATATAATAAATAAAACAATAACAAGGTGCTAAGATGGCTGCTCAGACATTTGTATTAACAACAACTCCTACACTTATTGCAGATGGTACAAAAGCTGCTTACATTCAAGAAATCATCGGAAGTGGTACACGTTTTACCCAATCTGATACTTCTCCAAATACTTCCACAACTCCATACTGCACTATCCTTAAAAATGATTTGTCTATATCTGCTGGATTTAAATTGTGGGCATGGACTCCAACAGCAACTAATATTACTATTACAGTGTTAACTTCAAATTATTAATAAGGATAATAACAATGATTTCAAATGGTGGTACATCTACACTCGGTTTGTATGATTTCAAACGTCAAGTAGACAACTTTGGTGGGGTAAATTATTGGACAAGCATCTCTGGAGGATATTTACCGAATGCACGAGTTATGTTATCAAATGGAGATATTGTAAAGAATAATACAAGTGGTAATTTAACAAATAATCCAAACACAGACATGACAGGATGGGTTAAAACAAATTCTGCTAGTCAAATTTTTGACTCAAATGGCGTCAATCAGCAACAATACAATAATGC